GCGCAGAACTCGTTGGATGCTTATTGCTCACCGACAGGTTCTTCTAGTATTCGTGGGGCAGTAGAATTAGACAAGACACTAGGTGGTAAAGCATTTGACTGCATAGTGTCTGGGATGAGAAACTACGGCTCAATTTCACTCGGAGATAACCAATACCTTGCAGCTGAGTTTGACTTAGTTGTGCAGGCTGACTAATAAGAGGAGTTTGTCTTATGGCAAAATTCGTGGCAACTGACCACAAGATCACAATCAATGGCACAAACTTGAGCACCTCGCTTCAGTCTGTTGACCTAACCATCCAGTCTGACGAAGTTGACACCACTACTTTTGGTGGAACTTTTAAGACTGTTACCGGCGGCCTTCTATCGGGTTCAATCACTCTAAACTTCATGCAGGACTTTGGTGCTGCTGCGGTTGATGCGACCCTTTGGCCTTTGCTGAACACTGCTGCAACTGTTGTCATTACGCCAACCAGTTCAACCGTGTCAAGCACTAACCCAAGCTACTCGGCTGTTTGCCTAGTGTCGCAATACCAGCCTTTTGCTTCGACTGTTGGCGATCTAGCCACCTTGTCGGTCACCTGGCCAACCAGCGGCACTGTAACTCGCGCAACAGCATAATTCTTTACCACAACTAAAAAGGAAACCAAATGAAACTCAATCTACGCGCAGAATTTCTTGACGGCAGAACCATTGACCCGATTACGGTCATCATGCCCGATATGTTGAAATTTGAAGAGAAGTTCAATTTGTCTGTAGCTACCCTGGCTAAGTCTGAGAAGCTGACACACATCGTGTTTTTGGCTTGGGCATCGTTGAGCCGAACCAAGCAGACTGATAAGAACTTTGAGGATTTCATTGAAACGGTTTCTGCGGTTTCTGCGAGTGAGATCGACCCAAAATAGTTGGGCTTGGCGATGAGTCTGCACATTGGCTCATCGCCGGCCTTGCTGTTGAAACAGGTATTGCACCAAGTTTGCTTATGCAAGAGTCGCCAAGAATGTTGTTTACGATTCAGCGTTATTTGATTCATAAGCATCAGGCAAGGTAAAAGAAAAACCCTAGACCGAAATCTAGGGTTTTCTTTATTCCAGCCTATTTGGGGGAAATTTGCTGGAAGCCTGTGAGTCGGAAGTTCGGGTGTTGTAGCACTGCACCTGCGGCAAGGTCTAACATCTTTTGGATGTCTGAGAGTTTGCGTTTGCTGTAAACGGCCAACTGCTCAAAGAAGTCTGAGTTGGTTATGGCGTTGTATGCCAACGACACGACTAGGCGCTGCCAGAACGCATCAATCTCACTGATGTTGTTTTTGTCTAACTCGTCAAGTGTCTTTGATGCCATCTTTAGGTCATCAGCTGCGAGAACGCTGCGCTCACCGTGAACTAGGTCTTTGATGTAATCAGATCCCCACCATGTTGCCAGGCTTAGTTCTTCATAAAACTCGTCACTGACTTCGCCACAGGCGCGAATCTCAGCAAAGAACTGTTGCCAGAAGGGGTCAAGATGCCACACGAAGCCGTGGTCGGCGTAGGTTATTTGGAACTCGGCTGAATCACCAAACGGACTCCATGAACCACCGTGCAAATCCATTTCTTTGCCTAGTTGTGTCAAGACTTCTGATGTGGCTGGTTCATCGATTCGCCACAGGCCGTGGTCTGCAAAGTTCCAGTAACCAGCGAACCGTGACTTGTATGTGTCGACTTCCATTGTCGCGCCGTCTGGCTGCCATGAATACGCTTTGGCAACGATTGGATCGGTGGTTGTTTTCGGGATGACCGGCATATAGCAAATCCAGGTCATGTCGTTTTGGTTGTATTCAAAATGTGGTTGGTTCACAAGAACTGTTGCGAAGTTAGTTGTTTGCATGATTACCCTTTGTGCTGTTTGTTGGCCAGCGGTTCTAGGGTAGGGCTTTGGTGTGGTGTGTGTAATTTGTTTTGCCAGGTTTGCAGGTAACGGTTTGATAACGGTCGGGTAGAATTGAGGCTATGGCCAAAGAACCGATGTCGCTAGAAGTCGCTCGTTTTAGCGGCGCACTCAGCCAGCGTGGTGGTGTGGGTGTGGGTAATGACATCAGTGTTACAAACATTCGTGAGCTGCAAAAGCGTATGAAGGCTATTGAGCCACGGCTAAGAACCGAGTTCGTGCGCAACCTAAAAAGCATTGGTCGGCCTTTAGAGTCAAAAATCAAGACTGGTATTGGGACGATTGAGCCGTTGTCGGGTATGCGCAAGGACAAAGGCCGTTTGGGTTGGAATGTTGGTGTGCCAGCCAACAAGACCCTGATCCAATACAGGACTTCTATGGGTGGCAAGTCTTTGACAACAAGCCTTTTGAGAATCAAGGTTCAGTCACCGGCAACGGTTTTGGTGGACATGGCTGGTCGTTCTGGTAGGTCTGTTGGTGAGGGTCGCAGGAACGATAATGCTTCGCCTAGTTTGCGCCGCCGTAACGCCAACAAGAATAAGGGTTATGCCTTTATTGCCAGCTTGAACATCAAGAACAGTCACACGCCTTCACGCCGTATTTGGCCAAGTGCTGAGGACAGCCTTCCTGCTATTAGGCGCGAGGTCGAAGTTGTTTTGGCGAACGCTTTTAGGTATTTCAACATGAAGGGTCTGTGACATGGCTAGCAACATTTTTATTCCACTAAAAGCAATCTTTGATAACAAGGGCATCAAGGATGCTCAGGCGCAGTTTGGCAAACTTGGCAAGTCGGTCAAGGGTGCTTTGGGTGCGGTCGGTCTTGGGCTTGGTCTTGGTGCGATTGTAAGTCAGTTGAACGCCGCTGGTAAGGCTGCTGCTCAGGATGCTAAGTCGCAGGGGTTGTTGGCCATTGCGTTGAAGAATACGGTCAACGCGACTGACTTGCAGATTGCTTCTGTTGAAGAATCTATTTCCAAAATGGAAGCGATGTCAGCTGTTGCTGATGACAACATTCGACCAGTCTTTGCGCAACTTGCCAGGGTCACCGGTGATGTGGGTCAAGCAACAACACTGACCAGTTTGGCTTTGGATGTTGCTGCTGGAACTGGTCGTGATCTAAGTTCTGTGGCTATTGCACTTGGTAAGGCTTACCAGGGCAACACGACTTCTTTGGCTCGTTTGGGTATCAATGTCAAGGGTGTGTCAGACCCAATGGCGGTGTTGACTAAACAGTTCGATGGTGCTGCCGCCGCAGCTGCAAACCTTGACCCTTATCAGCGTTTGCAAATTGTCTTCGGCAACTTGCAGGAAGACATTGGCGTTGCACTTCTTCCTTACCTGAATGAGTTGGCTGACTTCTTCAATTCACCAGCAGGGCAGAAGGCGATTGGTGAGTTTGCTAAGAGTGTGACTGACATCGCCAAAGCAGTTTTTGATTTTGCTAAGACAATGATTGATAACGGTGTTATTGATTTGTTGGCCAAATTTGTTGGGTTTACGCTGCTTGTCATTGGGTTGTCTAAAGCCTTTGCTGCTGTAAAAATCATTATTGATGCTGTGCAACTAAGCATGGCAATCCTGAATGGCACGGTTGCGCTAAACCCTTATGTTGCGGTTACTGCTGCTGTTATTGCTTTGGCTGCGGCGTTCACGATTTTGACAATGGATGCTGCTAAGGCGAACGCTGAACTGTATAAGACAACAGGTTTAGAACCTGGTCAGATTCGTGGTCGTGTTTTCGCTGCGCCTGGATTCAAAAAAATTGCTAATGAGCAAGGCCAAAATGGTTCGGTTCGTGCGCTCGAAGAAGCAGCTAGTCGCGCTGTTGCACCGTTAGCGCCTCTTACGACAGCCACTAAAGGACTCACGGCTGCTCAGAAGGCTGCTGCTGCGGCTGCTAAGGCTGCTGCCGCCGCTATCAAGGCTGCTACTGATGCTGCCGATGAGCAGGCTAAGGCTTACATCAAAGCTGCTGAGGCCGCCGCTAATCTGATGGTTTCGACTCGCAAAATGGTTGGCGAGTTCACTGACCTGTTCAAGGTGACACCGGAACTTGGTGCGTTTGAGCAGACTGCTGTAGATGCGTTTAGCAACATTTTTGACAGCGTTGATTCGGCTTTGGCTGATGGCATGGTGTTGTCGGGTGCTGCTAATCAGTTGCGTGAGTATGCGGCTAGTGAGCGCAAGGTGTTGCAGGGTTTGGCGAAGCAGCGTGATGTGTTGGCTGGCAAGATTGATGTGGCCAGAAGCATAACGAGTGGCGTTATGGGTTTGTTGGGTATCACTAACTTGTTGGAAACAACTAGCAAGAGTGTGACTGAAACTGTTTCCACGATTATCAATGGCATCCAGGTTGCGACTACTAAGACTTTTGATGTGGTGTCTTCGGGTGGGCTTGTGGATAACTTTCAGAAGTTGGTGGATAAGACTAAGGCGTTTGCTAAGAACCTTGTTGATCTGAAGAAGTTGGGTTTGAATAAGCAGCTGTTTGCTCAGTTGGTGAACGCTGGTGCTGATGCTGGTGGGGCTACTGCTGAGGCTTTGATTGCTGGTGGTGCTGACACGATTAGTGCTTTGAATAGCCTTTACAACGAGTTGGCTTCGTCGGCTTCTGACATTGCGGCTAATGCCACTGACACGCTGTATGAGGTCGGTCAGCAGGTTGTGAGCAACGGCTTTATAGAAGGTCTACTGTCGCAGGATAGCGAGTTGCAGAGAGCCGCACAGACCCTTGCAGATGCATTTGCCAGCACTTTCCAGACACAGTTGCAGTTAGCTGTGGATGCTGTGTTGCCGAATCAGGGTGGTTTGATTGACCAGGTTGCAGCTGTGAACTTGGCTGGTGGTGGCACTGGTGGTGGTCGAACCTTCAACATGGCTTCGGCTGGCAAGGCAACAATCTTCAATGTGAATGTGTCTGCTGGTGTTGTCACCGATCCGAACGGCCTTGCACGAACTGTCATTGATTCGGTCAAGAAGTATGAACGCGCCAACGGTTCTGTCTGGGTTGCTGCCTGATGCCTGCTGTAACCGAAAAGGTTGAGCTTGGTTTCGATGAGAATGGGCCAGGTAACTTCTTCATTCTTGATGACGAGATTCAGGGCGTTCTAGATAACACCGGCTATGTTCTGGGTGGTGGGTCGTTCTTCTACGATGTCAGCGCCTATGTGACACAGATTAGTGTGAACCGTGGCAAGAGCCGTGCGCTAGACCGTTACCAGTCGGGCGTTGTGAATGTGCAGTTCAATAACCGGACAAGGTATTTTGACCCGACCTTTGTGGCTTCACCGTTCTATGGTCAGATTGTGCCGCGCCGCGATGTGCGCATAACGGCTAACAACGAGCTGGTGTTCTTGGGAACGACCGAGGACTGGAACTTGGATTATGCACCGAACGGTGATTCGACTGCGACTGTTTCGGCTGCTGATGGGTTTGCGTTCTTAGCTGGTCAAACTTTGCCTGCTGGCACTAACCCTGTGGAGTTGTCGGGTGCGCGTGTGAGTCGTGTGTTGGATTCTGCTGGTGTGGATTGGCCTGCTGGTGCTAGAACCATTGACACTGGGACAGCGACTTTGCAGGCTGATTCTGTGACACCGGCCGATAACGCTTTGCAGTATTTGCAGCTCATTGAGTCTTCTGAGCCTGGCGAGTTGTTTATTGGTAAGAACGGCAACTTGGTGTTTCAGGATCGTAACAAGGTGTTCCCTTCGGAGGCTGTGCCGTTGTTGACTGATAACGCTTCGGGCATTACTTATTCTCAGGTGCGTGTTGTTTATGGTTCGGAGTTGTTGTTTACTCAGTCTGAGGTGACTCGTAAGGGTTCGTCAACGATTGTGCAGGCTAACGACTTGTCGGCTCAGTCTGATTATGGTGTGCGAACTCTGACCCTCGATGGGTTGTTGCAGAACACTGATGATGCTTTGGTTGAGTTGGCTACTTACTATGTGAGCTTGTATGCGCAGCCTGAGTATCGTTTCGACCAGGTGGAAGTCATTTTGTCGCAGCTGTCTTTGGTGAACCAGAACAAGATTTTGGCGTTGGATTTGGGTTCGGCGGTTCAGGTGCAGTTCACACCTAACGGCATTGCACCGGCTATCACTAAGTTTGCAAGGGTTATTTCTATCAGCCACACGGCTTCGTTGGTTGACCACAAAGTGGTTCTTGGTTTGGGAACGCTGAACGCAACACTATTCCAGTTGGATGACATTGCGTTTGGTATCCTAGACACAGGAACTTTGGCGTTCTAGGAGGATTTTATGGCTGGTGCAGGTTGGCGCACTTTTACATCGGGTGCGGTTCTTACTGCTGCTCAGGTGCAGACTTATTTACAAGACCAGACGGTGCAGGTTTACACAAACAGCACGGCTAGGTCTTCGGCGTTAGGCACTGCTGTTGCTAACGGCATGATTTCGTTTTTGACCACTGGTTCACAGTTGGATCTTTATGCCAACAGCGGGTGGGTCGGGTTGAACTACACAACCATTTCTAATTCAACCGTTTCGGCTTACACTGTGACGGCTGCAGATCACAACAAAACTTTTGTTTCTTCTTCGACAGCTGCGCAGACGATTGTTGTGCCGGACTTGTTTGAGATTGGTGAGCGTTTTGATGTTGTGCGTGACGGTGCTGGCACTGTGAGCATTTCGGCTGGAACTGGTGTGACTACTTGGGCTGGTGCTGGAACTGCTGGCACGGCTAAGTCGTTTGCGATGGGAACACAGTATTCGGCTGCTTCGGTTATCAAGGTTGCGGCTAACTCATACCGTGTTATTGGTGCGGTGGCCTAATGTCGCTGTTTCCGCTTGGCATTATTGGCCAGGGTGGTGGTGCTGCTGCTGGTTCGTTTGAGCTTATTGAAACGGTGAATGGCACAGGCTCAAGTGGGATTATTGATTTTACTTCGATTCCTGCAACCTATAAGCATTTGCAGATTCGTTACACTGCAAAAAATACTTCGACTAGCGCAGACTTGAACATAACATTCAACAATGTGACTACGGCTAGTTATGCCAGGCATCATGTGGTTGGTAACTCAGTTTCAACAGCATCGGCAGCGGCAACATCGGCTTCAAACATTTCTTTGATTGATGCTGTTGCACCAAGCACCACAGCAAATGTGACTACTAACGGTGTGATTGACATTCTTGATTATGCGGAGTCAACAAAGAATAAGACATTACGAGCCATGTATGGTTTGATTCAGGCCTATTCAACTAGCAGAATTTATTTGGCATCTGGTTTTCTCGCTTCAACAACTGCTGTCAGCAGAGTTACTTTGACTGCTTCCGGTAACAACTTTTCAACAGTTTCGCGCTTCTCACTTTACGGAATCAAGGGGTAATCATGCCAGTAGGCGTTTCAGCATGGACAGCGTTAGCAAATACAACGCTGGCATCAGCAGCTAACTCAGTCACCTTTTCTGGCATTTCAGGTGCTTATCGAGATTTGCGAATTGTGTTTAGCGGCGGCATAGGTTCTTCTAATGCTTCTTTTACAATAAATGGCGACACAAGCAGCACCTATAACTGGACAACTCTCGAGGGCAATGGGTCTGCTAACTCAAGTGCTTGGAATGGTGACACCTTTGGATCAATGGCAAACAACTACATTCTTTGGTATAACACCACTGGCATTTTGGT